TCACGAGACAGTTGCAATGGGTTTCTCGCTTACTGAAGAAGCAATCGAAGATAATCTCTACGATTCACTCTCTTCACGCTATACAAAGGCACTTGCCCGCGCTATGGCGTACACTAAGCAAACTAAGGGTGCTAGCATCCTAAATAACGCGTTTGCTGCTGGTACTACGTACGGTGATGGACAGACTCTCTGTTCAACTGCTCACCCTCTCGTATCTGGCGGTGTTAACTCAAACCGTCCTGCTGTTGCGGCTGACCTTAACGAAGCTTCTTTAGAAGCGGCTGTTATCCAGATCGCTGGTTGGACTGATGAGCGCGGGTTGCTTATTGCTGCTAAGCCTAAGACTCTTGTTATCCCACCGGCACTGCAATTCGTTGCTACTCGCCTGTTGGATACTGATCTTCGTGTGGCTACAGCGGATAACGACATCAACGCACTGAACAACAACGGTTCAATCCCCGGTGGTTATAAAGTTAATAACTACCTGACTGATACCAATGCTTGGTTCTTGATGACTGACATCCCGAATGGCCTGAAGCACTTTGTCCGTTCATCTATGGCAACTAGCATGGATGCAGACTTTGACACAGGTAACAGCCGATATAAGGCTCGTGAGCGATACAGCTTCGGCGTATCTGACCCACTGGGCATCTTCGGTTCACCCGGCGCTTAATAAGCAAAAGGTGCTAGATTGGGGGCTTCGGCCCCCTTTCTTTTGTCTTAAATTTAGTGTTATATTGCTCTATAACGCTCCCCTGAGACTTGACCCGTCCTAACCGACGGGCTTTTTTTGTTTGTGCGTTAGATAAATAAGTGTTATATACTTACCTAAATCCGGAACTAACCGGTGTATCTGACAGCTTCCGGCTGACGACATGCAGACAGATACGCCCCATAACTCGCATGTGAGGTTTCAAAATGGCTACAACTACCTTTTCAGGTCCCGTCGTTTCTACAAATGGTTTTGATTTTCCTATTGTAACTACGGCTAATCTTCCCGCTTTTGGTTCTGTTTCCGCTGGTACGGTGTACATCGTCAGCGATAATGGCGCAGGCAATAACGAGTTTTGTCTAGTAATTAACACAGGCGCTGCTTGGGTTACTGCTACGGGCGCTGCTCTTTCATAAGGAGCTAACTCATGGCTGATACAGTATCGACTCAAATAATCCAAGATGGCAGCAAGCAGGCGATCATTAAGGTTACTGCGGTTGTAGGAAATACCGACGTAGTAACTAGCACAATGGTTGATGTCTCTACATTATCGGTTGATCCGGTAAGCCGTAGGGCCTGTACTGGCGTTGTTTTGGCAAAGCTTGTGTATGTAGGTGTTGGGGTAGGGGTCAAACTAGAATGGGACGCTACGACTAACGTTCTTATCTTTGATCTGCCAGTAAACTGGACGGAGGAGTACGATTTCTCTGACTTTACGGGCATACCCAACAACGCTGGAACCGGTAAAACTGGCGACATCGTAGCAACTACAGTCTCTCCAACTGCTGGAGATACCTACACTTTTATATTTACTGTGAATAAGCAATATGGCTAAGCAAGTAGATAAGAAAGCGATGGCTTGTAATAAGCCAAGACGAACTCCGTCCCATGCTAAGAAGTCCCACATTGTGAAGGCTTGTGAGAATGGGAAGGAGAAAATAATTCGTTTTGGTGAGAAAGGCGCAAGTACTGCTGGTAAACCCAAGAAGGGCGAATCCGCACGGATGAAGGCTAAGCGCAAGTCGTTTAAGGCTCGTCACGGCAAGAATATCGCCAAAGGCAAAATGAGCGCAGCTTACTGGGCTGACAAGGTTAAGTGGTAATGCCTAGCAAAAGTAAAGCCCAGCATAACTTAATGGCGGCGGTGGCGAATAATCCTAAGTTCGCCAAGAAAGCGGGCATTCCACAAACGGTAGGAGAAGATTACATGAAAGCGGATAAAAAGGTTATGAAGTACAACGTGGGCGGTATGGCTAACGCCAAAAAAACTATGCGTAATCTTGATGACGAGGTTTATCGTATCGACACCGAAAAAGCTATGGAACGCCGTAAAATGAATAGTATGAAAGCTGGGGGTAAAATCCGTGGCTACGGCATGGCTCGTGGCGGTAAAGTTTGCAAGATGCGCTAAAAGGGTAACGCTATGATGAAGTGCCGAGGCATGGGCAAAATGAAGCCCGTAGCGTTTAAGAAGGGTGGTACGGTCAAAGACGACTGTTACCGCAAGGTGAAGGCATCCTATAAAGTCTTTCCTTCTGCGTACGCCTCGGGTGCTATAGCTAAGTGTCGAAAGAAGAAAGCTAGTGGCCGTTCGTAAAACCGAAAAGGGCAAAGCCCTAAAGCGGTGGTTCAAAGAGGACTGGAAAGACGTCAAGACAGGCAAGGCTTGTGGACGTAAAAAGGGCGATAAGCGGGGAACCCCGTACTGTAGGCCCACAAAGCGGGTCTCTAGTAAAACGCCTAAGACCTCTGGTGAGATGACAGCGGCAGAGAAGAAGTCCCGTATAGCGCAGAAGAAGCGTCTAGGGCAACCGGCAGGGAAACCCAAAAGGGTTAAACCTTTGAAAAGGAAAAAGAAATAATGGCTAAGGGTGTAAACCACTATTTTAAAGACGGTAAAACGCACCGAGGGGGCACGCATAAACACCCCGACGGGACTATAATGACAGGTAAAACGATGTCAGCTAAGTCCGCAAAGTTATTTCATTACAAAGATTTATCTAAAACTGCGCAGAAGAAAGCGCGGGAAAGTTGGGGCAAATAATGGCGACATCTGGCACAGCTACATTCAACATGGACTTCACCGAGATTGCGGAAGAAGCGTGGGAGCGTGCCGGTAGAGAAATGCGTTCAGGTTATGACCTGCGTACTGCTCGTAGGTCTATGAATTTGTTGACTATTGAGTGGCAGAACCGTGGCATCAACATGTGGACTATCGAGGAAGGCACACTAAACCTCGTAGCGGGTACAGCCACATACGCGCTGCCTGCCGACACAATAGACCTCTTAGAGCACGTTGTACGCACAGGCGACGGTAGCGTAACTACTCAGTCTGATCTAAACATCACGCGTATTAGCGTCTCTACCTATTCAAGTATCCCTAATAAGCTCTCTCAGGGCCGCCCTATACAACTTTATGTGGACCGTGGGCAAGCTAACCCCTCGGTTACTGTGTGGCCTGTGCCGGACCAAGGGCCGGTAGGTGTGCCTTACTACGTGCTTAAGTACTGGCGTATGCGCCGAATACAGGATTCAGGAACAGGCGTTAATACTGCCGACGTTAATTTCCGTTTCTTGCCCTGCCTCGTTGCAGGGCTTGCGTATTATATAGCGCAGAAAGACCCAGAGTTGATGCCTAGAATACCTATGCTACAGGGCGAGTATGAACGTCAATTTGAGCTAGCAGCGGGGGAAGACAGAGAAAAAGCAACGCTTAGCTTAGTGCCGCGTATACATGGCGTGAGGTAGACATGAGCTACAAGTATGCGTCTGGGCAAAAGGCAATTGCTATATGCGATGTATGTGGGTTTCAGTACAAGCTACGCGAACTTAAAGAGCTGATTGTTAAGGGAAATAAAACTAACATTAGGGCTTGTCCTGAATGTTGGAATCCAGATCAGCCACAAAACAGGTTAGGGGAGTTTCCAGTTGAAGACCCCCAAGCTATACGTAACCCAAGACCTGATTCAGCAGAATTAGTAGCAAGCAGAGACATTCAGTGGGGGTGGGACCCGGTAGGATTAACCGACCCTTTTGGACTTACACCAGACAATTTGGAAGCCGTAGGTGCTGTAGGGCAAGTTACAGTAACCATAAGCTAGGAGACAGGAATGAAAAATAAAGCTAGGTCAAACGTAAAAGTACCCAAGGTCATCGAGTTTCCGAATGAGCCTACAATGTACAAAGTAGATACGTGCAACCAACCGCCTAAAGACATGAAGACTAGTGGCGTTAAAGTTCGCGGCGTAGGTGCAGCCACCAAGGGCACTATGGCCCGAGGCCCAATGGCTTAAGGAGTAGCAGGTGAATTACACCGAGCTAAAGACAAACATTGAGGACATTTGCGAGCAGTCGTTTACGGACGATCAACTTGCTATGTTTACTCAACAGGCTGAACAAAAGATATACAACACTGTTCAGATTCCTGCGTTACGTCGAAACCAGACGGGTAACTTAAGTATAGGTAATAAGTACCTGATATACCCGACAGATTTCTTGTATACGTTTTCTTTGGCGGTTATTGATGCTCAAGGTAACTACACGTACTTGTTGAATAAAGACGTTAACTTCATTCGTGAGGCGTACCCCGGACCAACAAGTACAGGTACGCCCGTACACTACGGAATCTTTGACGATACTGCGTTTATCATAGGCCCAACACCTGATGCAGCCTACGAGGTAGAGTTACATTACGGCTACTACCCTCAGACTATTGTTACTGCTGGTACTACGTGGCTTGGCGATGAGTTTGATTCTGCGCTGTTAAATGGGGCTTTGGTCGAAGCAATACGCTTTATTAAGGGCGAGCCTGATATGGTTCAGCTCTATCAGAGCATGTATGTAGACGCTATAGCGTTATTGAAGAACTTGGGCGACGGAAAGATG